TGCTAGTGATACTGATAGTATCTACCTCCATCTGGGTCCTCTGGTGGAACGTGTATACGAGGGCAGAGAAAAGACTAATGAAAGCATTGTTGGGTTCATTAACAAGGTCTGTGAAGTGGAACTTGAACCTTTTATTTCGCGTACTTACGAAAAACTGGCACGGTACACTAACGCTTACGAACAGAAAATGATCATGAAGAGGGAGACCATCGCTGATCGTGGTGTATGGACTGCCAAGAAGAGATATATTCTCAATGCATGGGACATTGAGGGTGTAAGATTTGCTGAACCTAAGTTAAAGATCAACGGTATCGAAGCAGTCAAGTCATCGACTCCTGCACCATGCCGAACTGCCATTAAAGAAGCACTTAAACTGATCATGAGTGGTACAGAAGAACAAGTTCAAACGTACGTTGCTAAGTTCAGAAAAGAGTTTGAGAAGATGCCTCTCGAAGACGTAGCATTTCCTAGAAGTTGTAACAACATAGGTAAATTTTCGTCTCCAAGAACCATCTATGGTAAGGGTTGCCCCATGCACGTTCGTGGTTCTTTGATGTATAATTATTATGTCAAAAGGATGAAACTAGAACACAAGTATCCTCTGATTCAAGAGGGTGAGAAGATCAAGTTTGTCTATTTACAAATGCCAAACAAAACTGGTGAGAATGTTATGTCATTCTTCCAGACTATGCCAAAGGAATTTGACATACACGGTGCTATCGATTGGGATATGCAATTTGAAAAAGGTTTCCTAAGTCCAGTCAAGTTTGTTCTTGACGTCATAGGTTGGGAACCAGTTAAACGTAACACATTGGAGTTTTTATTCGCATGAGTTTTCTAAAAGATATCGTAAAAGATATTGGTAATGAGTATGCAGGCATCGTCAGTGACGGTGTATCAGCAGGAGACGTACAGTCTTTTATTGACACAGGAAGTTATGTGTTCAATGCAGTAGTTTCTGGTTCTATCTTTGGTGGTCTACCATCTAATAAGATCACTGCTATTGCAGGAGAGTCTAGTACAGGTAAGACATTCTTTTGTCTGAGTGTTGTCAAGCATTTCTTAGAGTCAAACCCTGATGCAGGAGTTGTATACTTTGAGTCAGAGTCTGCCATCTCTAAGGATATGATTGAGTCCAGAGGTATAGATTCTAACCGTATGATTATAGTTCCTGTGGTCACAGTACAGGAGTTTAGACAACAAGCAATCAAGATTATTGATAAATACTTGGCACAGAAGGAAGAGGAAAGGAAACCTCTAATGTTCTGTCTTGATTCTTTGGGTATGCTTTCTACCTCTAAGGAGGTCGACGATACTGAACAAGGTAAAGACACAAGAGACATGACAAGAGCACAGGTTGTCAAGTCTATCTTCCGAGTTCTGACACTGAAACTAGGTAAAGCAAACGTACCTATGTTAGTTACTAACCACACCTATGACGTGGTTGGATCTTACGTTCCCATGAAAGAAATGGGTGGTGGAAGTGGTCTTAAATATGCAGCAAGTACAATCATCTATCTCTCTAAGTCGAAAGAGAAGGATGGTAAAGAAGTGATTGGTAATATAATCAAATGCGAGACTAAGAAGTCTCGTTTCACAAAGGAGAATGTTAAAATTGAAACACGTTTATTTTATGATGAACGTGGATTGGACAAGTATTACGGACTATTGGAACTGGGTGAGAAACATGGAGTCTTCGAGAGGATCGGGACTCGTTATCGCATTGGTGAATCTAATGTTTTTGCTAAGTCTGTCCTTGCCGATCCTAACAAGTACTTCACAGAAGAAGTAATGGAGAAGTTAGATGAAGCAGCACAAAAAGAATTTACCTATGGATCTTGACAAGTACATCAAAGTATACGATAATGCACTTGATGTAAATCTATGTCGCAATATCTTACACTCAACTAAGAATGTTGAAATGAAGAGGTGGGATCGTGGTGGTCGTCCTCAGTTTAATGAGTTTAACATTACTGAGCGTGCAGAATCAAATGATCATCCAGACGATATCTGGAACACTATACACAATCAAGTCATCCAAGCAGTCAAAGATGTATCCAACAGATACATGGAAGAAGTCGGGTGCCAACAGCAATGGCCATACTCAAATGCTTTGGAACAAGTCAGACTGAAACACTATCAAGTAGATCAGAATGATAGATTTGATGAGCATGCAGACGTGGGAGACCATGCATCTGCTCGTAGATTTCTCGCAATGTTTTTCTACTTAAATGATGTAGAGAAAGGTGGTGAAACAAAGTTCGAGCATCGCTCGATCAAACCAGTTCAAGGTAGATGCCTAGCATTCCCTCCTATGTGGATGTTCCCACACTCAGGAGCAGCACCTATAACTGAGGACAAATACATTATTGGAACCTATTTACATTACGTTTAATGCCAAGCATAGAAACTATTGCGATCAGTAAACTCATTACCAGTGAGGAATACACACGCAAAGTATTACCTTTTATAAAGGAAGATTACTTTGAAACACTGGACATGAAGACACTGTTCGGTGAGATAAATGATTACTTTACAAAGTACGATCAAGTACCTGAGATCAATGCCTTAAAAATTGAGATAGATAAGAGGAAAGATCTTAGTCAGGAGATTGTAACAGAGATTGAGAAGTTTCTTGACGAAAGCATCGACAATCAACAATATAATGATGACTGGTTAGTAGAGACCACAGAGAAGTGGTGTAAAGAACGTGCTATCTATCTTGCTCTAATGGATAGTATTAAGATTGCTGACGGTCAGGATAAGACACGTCAAAAAGATGCCATTCCACATATAATGTCGGAAGCATTAGGCACATGTTTTGATGAAACAGTAGGGCATGATTACATACAGGACGCAGATGAAAGGTACGACTTCTATCACAAAAAAGAAGACAAAATTCCATTCGATCTTGAATACTTCAACAAGATTACAAAAGGTGGTTTACCTAGCAAGACTCTCAATGTCGCACTTGCTGGTACAGGTGTCGGGAAGTCTCTATTCATGTGCCACGTCGCTAGTTCCTGTCTCATGCAGGGGAGGAACGTTCTCTATATTACACTTGAAATGGCAGAAGAGAAAATTGCTGAACGAATTGACAGCAACCTCCTCGACGTCCCGATCAAACAGTTAAGTGACCCTCTGTTTAGTAAGCAACAGTTTAGAAATAAAGTAGATGTATTAAATAAGAAGACACAAGGTAGGATAATTATAAAAGAATACCCAACAGCATCAGCACATGTAAATCATTTCAAATCATTATTGAATGAGTTGTCTATGAAGAAGGGATTCCAACCTGACATTGTGTTCATTGATTATCTAAACATCTGTGCGAGTGCTAGATATAAAGGAACCATCGTAAACTCATACACTTTTGTTAAAGCGATTGCAGAAGAACTCCGTGGTCTTGCAGTTGAATGTAATGTACCAATCGTCACTGCTACTCAGACTACTCGTGCGGGTTATGGGAGTAGTGACGTTAGTCTTACTGACACAAGTGAGTCTTTCGGTCTCCCTGCAACTGCTGACCTTATGTTTGCTCTTATTTCTACCGAAGAGTTAGAACAACTAGGACAGATTATGGTCAAGCAGTTGAAGAATAGATATAATGACCCTACCATACACAAACGTTTCATTGTCGGTATTGACAGAGCGAAGATGAGGTTGTATGATTGTGATCAGAAAGCACAAGAGGATATTGTTGATGCAGGGGACACCCTCAAAGATAACTTCCTTGAACTCAAAACTCAAAACAAATTTGACGGTTTTAAAATATGACTAAAAGAGAAGACGTAAACGTCGATTACAATAGTGCTGACAAAGCATCAAAGGCAGCAGAGAATGTCATGAATCACATGCAAGATGTGAAAGAGGGTATGTCTGACAATGCCAAGAAGGTTGCAGAGGACACACCTACCACACCCGAAGAGTTTATTAATAAGAAAGGGTTCACTGCATGGAGGGCAGCAGAGGAGGTCAAGGAAAAACAGAAAGCAAAAGAAGATCAAGAAAAGTTTGCAGTTGACCTAGACAAATACCTTGAATTTTGTGAGAACACATGTAGTAATTTCTCAAAAGATCATGCAGCATATATAAAAAGGTTGAATGATTTAAACGAACTTGGTTGCAACATTTCTCTTCTAGATACTGCTGCTAATGGTCTCTCTGCTGAGGCGGGTGAGTTCATGGAAATAGTTAAGAAGATGAAGTTCCAGGGTAAACCATGGGACGAAGCAAACAAGGAACATCTAATCAAAGAACTAGGTGACATCATGTGGTATGCTGCACAAGCATCTATGGCACTTGGTCAAAGATTAGATGATGTAATCTATGTGAACACACTTAAACTTGCAAAGCGTTATAGTGGTGGAGAGTTCAACGTAAGCGATTCAGAAAACAGAGCACCCGATGACATCTAAACACGGAAAACTAGACCCAGAAGAAAGGGTACTCAGAGAGGTCATGCATGATGACGATGATGACGTCAAAGAGGAAATAGCAGAAGGTTGGTATCCATTAAAGTCTGACTGATAAATAGTCCTATGAGCAGGACTATCAAAGAAGCATGGACTGACTACGAAAGGTACTACGCAAAGGGATTTGCAGTGGTTGCCAAGAAAGATCTTCCTGTCTACAAGCAACTGACAGGTAGTTTTGTCGTTGCTACAATTAAAAAAGGAACACAAGTTACTACTAAACCTGTTACAGGTGGGTACCAATCAAGAGTAGAAGTAAAAGAAGGTTGGGTTAATATAACTGCACTAGGAAAACCTGGGAAGAATAAGGTAAAGATGCCTTCGTTGAAACCACAGGATTTTGACATCAAGTTCAACGAGAAACAAGACTTTAAGAAATATTATAAAGATGTAATAGGTGCCATCATGAAGAGAGATGGATTACCAAAACCATTAGAAGAATATCTGGTACAGTTAATTAAGTTCTGCTATGAACATAAGGATAAACCAGAGTTGATGGAAGCATTTAATATATTAAAAGAGACAGAGTACATAGATGCTGTTAGTAATATTGCAAATGATTTCTCTGAGATCATGGCACCACTGTGTGTACTTGAACGTGGTGCAGAAAGACTAAACAAACTAGGGTATAGAGGTCTTAATAAGAACAACGCACAAATTTACATACCATACCAAGGTAACTATCCATTACTTGACTTCATGATATATGATGACAAAGACGTGGAGTATAAGTTCTCTGTTAAGAGGGCGGGTAAGACAACTAACACAGTCAAACCACAGGATATTATAGATCTTCTAAATGCTAGTAGTAATACCAAGTTTGTTAAAGAATATAAGACAACAATTCCTTATCAAATATTAAAAGACTTAGCAGAAGGATCAGCATCATTAGGACCTTTCAAGGCATTTAAAACACTTGTAAAAGGATTTCCTGATAGAACAGTTTCTACTTCGATCTTACAGATAATAGATAAGATGATACCAGACGGTAAGGTGCCAGATGTAGAACTGTACCAAGAGCAGTGGACAGAGATTATGGGTATATACTATAATATGGGTATAGAATACTGGGGCAATGCTCCACATAGCAGTGGCAACGTTGGTATCGCAAGTCTAACCTGTCAGATGGCACTAGAAAAGGTTACGAAGAATCAAAAGTTGTTCAATTACAGAGACATCGTAGAGAAATTTGTTATGCAAGAGATTTGTTTCTACAAATTTGATATTAAGAAAGGTATGCCTGAGTTTTATTTGGAGAATCATCTATATAATAGAATAAAACAGAGTGATACTTTTTATCTTAGAGTTAAATCATCTATCGGTAGACCATACAGAGATAAAGTCGGAGTACAAGCATGAGTAAGAACACACACCTTGAACATTTGGAAGATGATATATTCAATGATGGATATGCTGGTGCACTCAATGGCATCAACTTCTTAAACTCACTTGTAGATATGTTGACCACTGGTAAAGGTGGAAGCAACACAAAGGTTACAGTCAAATGGGATGGTGCTCCTGCTGTTATATGTGGTGTAGATCCAGAACTAGATCTATTCTTTGTAGGAACTAAGTCTGTATTTAATAAGACTCAACCAAAGATATGTTATTCACATGAAGACATAGACAATTATTATCAAGGTGAGTTGAATGATAAGTTAAAGAAAGCATTTGATCATTTATCACAGTTAGATATCCAGGGTGTAATACAAGGTGACCTCCTTTATACAGAGACACCCCCTGTTGTTACCATGGGTGGTAAGGTATGCTATAAGTTTAAACCTAACACTATCACATACTGTGTAGAGAAGAATACAGAAATGGGAAAGAAGGTAGGACAATCTGACATAGGTATAGTATTTCACACAAGATATAGTGGTCCGACCATTGCTACTATGACAGCAGGATTTGGTGTAGATGTATCAGGTATGCAGAACAACAAACTTGTGGCAGTGTTCTCGTCTGCATTCTCTAATGTAAATGGAGTTGCAAACTTAACACCAACAGAACTATCAAGTGTGAAGAATGATATTAGAATGGCAAAGACTAATCTACTACGCTCTAAGAGATTCTTAAATGCAATAGGTGGTGGTACAAAACCATTTAGTTATGCTGCTATGTTCAAGAAGTATATAAACATCTTAGTCAGACAGAATAGTATTCCCGACAGTGCAGAGAAGATGGCAAAGGGTTACATATACTATGTTGAGAAAGAATTTGGTAAAGAAATTGATAAGAAAAAGAGTGAGAAAGGAAAAGAAACATGGAGAAAACAGAAGCAAGAGAACCTAACTTATCTAAATAGTAACAAGAGTGTCATTTTCTCTGCCCTTACTGGATTCAAACTGTTGATGAAGGCAAAGGTTAAGATTATAAATAAATTGAAGAAGATAGAAGGTGTCGGCACGTTCCTTGAAGACGAGGATGGATACCGAGTTACAAGTCCAGAAGGATTTGTTGCTATCAAAGATGGTTCAGCAGTCAAATTAGTTGACAGACTTGAATTCTCTCGTGCAAATTTTACTGTGGCAAAGAATTGGTCTAAATGAGATTTCGTCAGTTCATCATAGAGGCAGAAACGCCTAAGAAGAAACCTACATCCTCTGCTAAAAAGCAAGAGGTGCAGGATAAACACGTCGCATTTACCTTTGGACGATTCAATCCTCCTCATGCAGGACATGGTAAGATGATGGACGCAGTAAAATCATATGGTGGAGACTCAGGTAATTACAGAATCTATCCTAGTAGAACGCAAGATAATAAGAAGAACCCACTGTCAGCAGAACAGAAGATAAAGCACATGCGTGCGATGTTCAAAGACCATAAAGACAAGATTCAGAACAGCGAAGCACATAGAAATATATTTGACATCATGAAAGACCTTAACGATGAAGGTCATGAGCATGTAACCATGGTAGTTGGTGACGATAGAGTCAAAGAGTTTGATAAACTTACCAAGAAATACAATGGAGTGCACTATGACTTCAAGAGTATTAATGTTAAGTCTGCTGGTAAGCGTGATCCTAAGTCTGAGGATCCTTTGGAGAGACTTAGTGCAAGTGCTTTGCGTAAGCATGCTACAAAGGGAGACCACGAAGCATTCCATGCAGGCACTGGTGGGTATAAGAACAGTAAGCAAATGATGGCAGACGTTGCAGCAGGAATGACACCAAAAGAGAAGGCAGCGAAGGCAGCGAAGAAAGCAAAGGCGAAGTTAAGTACAGCAACAGGTACAAAGGAAAAGACAGTCAAGGAAACATGGGAGTTTTCTCCTAAGTTGGCACTAGAAGATTTGAGAGAACACTATATTCAAGGTGAAATATTTGATACTGGTACACTCATAGAGCATGACAACACAGGTATTAGAGGTCACATAGTACACCGAGGAACTAATCATGTCATATTTAAGGATGAGCATGGTGATGAGTTCAAAGCATGGTTGGGAGATATTACAGAGATAGCAATGAAGAACCCTAAAAAGGATAAGGGTGTACCACTAGGACGTAAGAGTAATCCATATGGTAAGCGTGCAGTATTGAAGATGCTTATCAAGTCAGTAGCAGAAAGAGAAAGATCCAAAGCAGGAGTAACAAAGGAAAGTGCAAACGTCAACAGGAATGATCAGAGTAATTACAGTGCGGATGATGGGTCAGGTAACGATTGGAAGATAGGAACAGATAAATATAGACAGGCAGTACAGGCGATGACTCCTGGGCAAGCGACCAAGAAATTTGCTGAGTTCAGAAAGTCTGTCAAATCTAAATAGTAATACCACTTTATCAAACCATGTTAGATATTAAGATAGGATCTGTGTTACTAGGGTACAGTTTGCAAGAGCAAACACAAATCCTAGACTGCGTTTACGGAGGAGAAGATCCAAAGACCAAGCGTATAGAGGACGCAGGCAGAGCAATCGTTGACATCATTATGAATCACGAGGAGATTGTCGAGGGTTATGCAGGATTCCCAGTTGAAAAGAAACTAATCGACAAGAACAAGATCAAGTTCGACAAGGATCGTAACATTGGTAGAGTGATATCACAGGGCGGAGAGTCATTTGTCATAACAGGTATGAAGAATGATGGACGCTATCAAATCATGGGTAAGAAGGGAGAAAAGACTGCTAAGGAACCCAGAGACCTAGGATTAAATTTACAGAGACCAGGCGGTGTATCAGAAGGTATAGATATAGATGCACTACACAACGAAATGGTCGAGAGTTTGAAGCAGGCACGCAAAAATGTCGGTGCAGGCAAATGTTGGGATGGGTACAAAGCAAAGGGCACCAAGACAAAAGGTGGCAAGCAAGTACCAAATTGTGTTAAGGAAGACGAACAACCCCTTGACGAGAAGAAGGGTCTCTGGGATAATATCCATGCTAAGAGAGAGCGTGGTGAGAAACCAGCAAAACCTGGTGACAAGAACTATCCCAAGACACTCAATGTCGAAAAGTACTCTTGGCGCAATGAACTAGGAATCGAATCATGAAACCAGACCAAGACAAGCGAGTCACTACCACTGTAAAGAAGAACGGTGTGACTATTAATCCCAAAAAGGAGGACCTCATGCAGGAAAAGAATTTAGACGAGAAGAAATTAGATCCAGTAGGTAAAGAAGACAAGGACATCGACAATGACGGTGACCATGATAAGGAAGATAAGTACCTATTGAACAGACGTAAAGTCAGATCTAAAATCATTAAGATGAAAGAGTCTACACTCGAAGAACTTCGTAAGAAACGCACTGCTCCAAAGGCAGAGGGTGCAGTTGACAACACACCCGAAGAAGGACACGAAGTTGAAGAAGAGACTGTCAAAGAGTATGCTTCTGTTGATACTTCTGCTAAGAAGAATGCTATCAAAGACAGAATGAAGACTAAGATGATGCAGATGACTGCTGACCATGATAGAAAGAAAGCAGGGATGAATGTTAAATGAAAGCGTGGAACTTAACGAATTAGATAGTGCTCAATGGAGCAAAGGAATAAAGCATGAACTTCTGACTAAATCTAGAAATGCTCATCAAGCAGCAAAGGATAAGAAGGGTTACAAGGATTTCGTTAAGAAAAAGACAGAGGTCGTCAAAGACAAGAGAGGTATACGAGCACTGCATAAAGGTAAGTGGGGTTACATGAAGAACCGCAAGTTTACCCCAGATAAGTAGTATATATAGAGTAGATCTACAATAATTAATTATGTTCGGATTTCTACTACCTATTGCCTCAAAGATCATCTCTGACGCAGTAGATAAAATACCAGATGATGCTGAACTCGGTGAGAAACTCATCGACATCTGCCTAGTTATACTAGGAAAGGCAGTAAAACTAACTAAGACGGATGCTGACGATAAGTTACTGGCGACGGTAGCAGAAGCGATCAAGAACCGCGAATAAGATAATCAGGGAGGGCAACCTCCCTTTTTTTATAAATAAAATATAGGAAACACATTGTATTTGGAGTAAAGAATGGCGATCTATGGTAAGATTGACGCTGCTGCATTTAGTAACACAATAGGAGTCACCAATGGAGACGCTACTGTAACAAAGAATGCTGCTGATAGCGTTGTCCCAGGTGACGTACTAGAAATTAGTAGCGTTGCATATATTGTAAAGCAAGTCACTAGCACAACTGCTATTGAACTTCATAAGAATTACGCAGGATCAACAGCGACTGTTGCTGCTGCAAACGTAATCAAGAGAACACCACCAAAGGCGGTTGCAGAGTATGTAATTAAGGGTGGAGATAGTATCTCTAATTACCAGTTAGTATTTGTAGATACCACAGAAGACGGTATTGCATCTAACAAAACAAGAGGAATTGACGGACCTGGATGGTGGTTGTATAGAACATACCAGACACATAATGGTACTGAGCGTCATAAGGCAGAGAAACTTGCATCACTTAGAGTGGCAGCAGGTACATCAGGTGACACAGCAGACGAGACAGTAGTAGCAGACGTACTTGAAACTATCACAGTTGGTACACAACCCGCTAACTCTACTTCATCTAGTGGTGCTGGAACATTCGTTGCTGCATTTACAGTTGATCAGTCTGGTACTAAGGTATACAAATGGCAGAGACAGACAGCAACTGCTACTACTCGTTGGGTAGATATAAGTGCTTCACTTGACACTGGTATTACCTATGCTGACTTCACTACTGCAACTCTTGCATACAGTGGACTAGCATCTGACGCACTCGACGGATACAAGTATCGTTGTGTGTTAAATACAAGCAAAGGTGCAGAGACAAAGTACACTGACGGTGCTGCTACACTGACCTTCGGTTCTTAATCTAAAAGTTTTATGTTATGAGATTTGATGAATTAAATGAGAAGAATCATTTAATGTTTGCAATCAAGTATTACGAAAACCCACACTCAGTTACAATAGACGACTTCATGGAAGACATGAAGAAGTTTAAGTATCTGAAACGATTACTTAAAAGGTACATCAAGACAGGTGTGCTTCGTACGAACTTGATCCTCAATCATTTGATAGTGTTGTACAATGTGTTTGGAGAAGGAACGTTACCACTACTCATGTATAAGTTAGAACGTGAGTATTGGTCTGTTCTTAAAACATTTGTTATCTACCTTAATCGTTACAAAGAAGGTGATGGTGGTAGTATTGACAGCGTTGCTCTTGATGATGATGTTAAGAAAGAGTTAGACTCACTATGATTAATGAAGATGCCCCAACAATGAGTGCTGGCACAGGTGGATTCTCAGGATCCTCTGCTGCTAATGGACCTGTTGCAGGGTTTGATTCTATGATGGGAGTTGGTAAACTCACTAAGAAGAAACCTAAGCGTAGAAAGTACGTTAAGGAAGAGGTCTCTAACGCAAGTGTAGACCTAGAACAAAAGACTGCCATGGCATTGCCCTTCCGTGTTTCCTATAAGGACGAAGCGATGGACTTTATATTATATGGAAAGTCTGAGCAAGCAATCAGACTAGAATTAAGAAAGATATTTCGTCCAGAGAAAGCAAAGTATTTCTCAGTCAAGAGGTTATATCCTAATCAAGTGATCAAATTCTACTGGGATAAAAGACAAGCGTCTCTGAAATAATGTCAGATATAAACAGTGCTATTATAGAAAGACTCGAACGAGTCGTTGACACCTTGCAGGAAAATTCTGTAAAGATGGGTCAACTTCTTGCTGTGCATAATGAGAAGTTAGATAAGCAAGACAAGGTAGACGAAGTATTATTTGAGAAGATCGATAGACTATCTGCTGATATTAATAGAGAGACAAATGCTATAAAGAAAGGATGCGAAAGAGATATAAGAAAGGTAGATGATAGACTCAGGTTGATGGAGAAAAAGATGTGGTCAATAGCAGGAGCACTAAGTGTTATATGCTTCCTCGTATCAGCACCAGGGCAGAAATTATTAAGGGGGTTGCAAACTCAACCTAATACTGCTATGATAACTGAGCAAGTACAACCTCTATATGAGCGCAGTTGATGAGCATTACATCGACAAAGTATCTTATCGCTTAGAGAAATTTAAAAAGGTAAGGGACGGACTATACAACTTCCGATGTCCTTATTGTGGTGACAGTCAAAAGCATCGCAATAAAGCACGGGGGTATTTCTTTGCGATTAAACAGAGGATGGTGTACAAATGTCACAACTGTGGCATAGGTAGAACAGCACCTAATTTCCTCAGAGACATAGCACCAGAGATCTATGCTGAGTACCAGATGGAAAAGTATAGAACAGGGAGAACAGGTAAGGGAACCACAACTAAGAAGTTAGAAGTCCCTGACTCAACTCCCTATTTTGCTAAGAAAACGTTAGACTTGACGAGTGTAGATTTACTAAATAATGGGCATCCAGCGAAAGAATATTTACTAAGTAGAAAGATACCTGACCTGTCACGTTTCTACTATGTCAGTAAGTTTAAAGAGTGGGTGAACAAACAGAAACCAAGAACGTTTACTGACTTAAAGTATGACAGACCTAGAATTATTATCCCTCTCTTACGTCATGATGGTACTTTGTTTGGAATCCAGGGTAGATCTTTGGAGGCAAACCCCCACCTACGATACATAACTATAATGTTTGAGGACCAACCCAAGGTGTTTGGTCAAGATAAAGTAAACTTAGATGAGACTGTTTATGTCACAGAAGGACCCTTCGACTCCGTTTTCATTCCCAACGCTCTTGCTATGTGTGGCAGCGATGTTGATCATCGGTCCATTGATGTTCGAGATAAAGTATGGGTCTTCGACAACGAACCAAGAAGCAAACAGATCGTCGATAGAATCGCAGACGCAATTAAACGAGGTGACAAAGTAGTCATCTGGGATAAGGACATAAAAGAAAAGGACATCAATGAAATGGTGTTGCAAGG